ACATGTCCTTGGAATAAGTGTGCCTGTTCCCTCAAAGGGGCAGGGGCGGTATCACTGATCTGTATAATCTCGCTAGTTGCTATTTCAGCTAACTGCTCAACAGAAAGTGGTCCGTTAGTCGATGTGTGTACTTTAAAATTAATCATTAAAGAAAGTCAGGGGGCCGAAGCCCCCATCCTTATTGTTGCTTATGCAAGCTGATCACGATCAACTTCGTCGGCAGTGCGAGATGCATCGCCTACGTTGACAACGATAGCGAACACACGTGCAGTGATATCTGCAGATGCGCTAGCACCAGCAGTTGCCACGACATCAATTGTGTCTTCTGCCGCAATCACACCCGGAGTTTGGGTGCCAGCAACAAAAGTACCAGCAGTGTCACTATCCACAGCAGTAGTTGCCATGAAAGTTAAGCTACCAGCACCAACAGCAACGTCATAGTCAGCAGAGCCAACAGCGTCGATTAACTCAATGCCAGCCGCAATGACCATAGTTCCTGCGCCAACAGTTGGACCAGCTACTGTTCCGCCAGCCAAAGGAAGCTCGACAGTTGCGTCAACCATGTATGCTTTTTCAAGCAAGGATGTAGATTTAGCCATTATAAAATCCCCCTATTAATAGCCAGTTTGGTAACGTAAAGTTACGATTGACTCAGGACGAAGGATCTTACGACCGTACAGGTGCATACCACGAACAATGTCAGCGAAGCTGTCTGGATCACGGTAAGTCTCAGTCTTGTTGATCTGCTGAGCAGTAGCAACGGCTGAGTCATGACCAGCTACGATAACACCGTAGTTGTCAGCTTGTGGAGTTGTAGATGCAACAGCAGGACCAGTACCAACAGCAGGAAGGTTGTTAGAAACGTATACACGGAAGCCGTGCAAGTTGTTAATAACGAGACCGTTCTGCAAGCCGCCTGATTGTCCACCGAAGTCTGAGTTGAACAGGTTAGACTGCTCGTCCTTCAAAGTCTCCAAGAAGACTGGGTCAATGACTAACCAACGACCATTTGTGTCTACAAACTGCTGATCCAGCAAACGGCCCATACGAGCGATTGCTTGCAGTGGAGAAACAGATGCCGCTGAGATAGCGTTAGCACCCGGCAAGCGTGGAACGATGTCTACAGCTTTACCAGCACCGTTGTCAGTAACACCGAAGTCAGTTGAGTCTAACTTCATAGAAGCGAGAAGCTCATCAGAACCTGCAGTAGATACAGCCTTAGTACCATTAACAGTTGTGTTAACAGTGTCGCCAGAAGCGTGTAAAGCAGACTGAGTGTAACCAGACAAGTACGCAAGTACCTCTTGGTCATACTGGTCACGCAAACGATACGCCGCACGATCAGTAGCCATTTGCATGAAGTTCACGTGTGAGTGCGCTTCTTCAATGTCGTCGATCTTGAATGCGAAGTAGTTTGACTTGTCGATTACAAGAGAGAAATCTTCATCGTCAAGATCTTGCGCTGTGATTTGAGCACCACGAGTGTAAGACTGGACTGAAATTTCAGGCTCTTTGATGATCTTTACAGAGTCACCAACCTGAGCGATTTCGCCGAAGTAGTCGTTGTTAGTTACGTCTTCAACAACAGAAGACTTACGGAAAGCAAGCTGTACCTGCTTTGAATAGATAATTGGGCTAAAGTTACCGTTAGGAAGGTTGCCATAGCCCGGTGCTGATGTAAATGCCATGATGACATCTCCTTTTATAGCATAGGGTTAAGGTTATGTGTAACTTCGCCAGAGGCCATCTAACATCAGGGTGGTATAGTCACCGGCCAAAGTGATCATACGGCCTGCGTAGTTTGGGTGTTCTGTGAAGGTGAAATAAGACTCCCTGCTAATATAACAACCGGCCAGAAGTTAAAATAACAGTTTGTCTTATTTCAGGTTAGGTGTGGGTATCCTTACGGGGCCACTAGATTCTGCACATAGTTATATCCAGAAAATTATATTTGTCAACACTTTTATCGTGCTGACCCAGATAAATCGTAAATGAACTTACCTGTACGAATAGCTTCAGCAATAGCGTCAGCATTCTTTTCATATTGTTGGGCAGTCATGCGATTAACGTCTGACTCTTTGATATACGACTTAGTCTCGTCACTTTCAGGGGAAGAACGCTCAGAGCGAGTGCCAATCGCCTTAGCCGCATCCTTATCCTTAGAAGACTTCTTCTTAGTAGTGATGCCCATGTCAGCTTTGTACAAATCAATTGCACGTGCGGCTGACCTAGAATCAGTGTCGTTATCATACAGAGCATCTTGAACCCACTTAGG